TTCTTGGACTACTGGCAACCAAGAACTAAATCCATCGATTCGATCTTGCGTGGCCGGAGATACATTTGATGTAATCGCCCCCGCAGCAACAAAGATCACAGTGGCATTCTATGCATAAGGATAACCGATGGAACAGAGATTAGAACACCTAGAGAAAGCGGTACAGAGACATGATGGGCAGATATCCGCTCTGTTTGGTAAAGTCGATAAGATGAACGAGCATCTGACGTCTATTCAACGCACACTGGATCAGATAAAGTATATGGGTGTGGGTGCACTGGTGTACTTCTTGGCTACAGAGTTTGGCATCATAGCCGCTCTGAAGATTGTGGCGTAATGAAACGAATACTCCTCATTCTAGCTCTCTCAATGCCCCTCACAGGGTGCTACGGAACAATAGCATCAATGCTACTACCGTCCGATGATAGTGGCTTAGAGGTCAATGCACAAGCTGGTAAACAGAATAATCAAGAGAAGACTACAGGTGCGAGTTTTAAAGATGATGTTATCTCTGGCGAGAATGTATCAGTCACGAAAATAGAAGAGGGTGTGCCACCTTGGATATGGTTGTTGGCCATTTTAGGTTGGATGTTACCCTCTCCCATGGAGATAGGGAGAGGAATTGGCAAAGGCTTCTTAGCCTTAGTTAGGTTAATTAAGAGCTAAAGGGTAATACTTGAATTGCTGCATTTCCTTTTGTGATAAAGAAGAGGTGTCCCTCAAAGGAAATTAAGTTACCTCCTGCTTTTTTGGCATCATGCTTCATCTTCATTAGATTAGCGTCTCTTGATACATATATGCAATTGATCATAGGTCTTCTCTCCATCTCGTTGCTACACAATGGAAGGGTATTCCGTCGTCAGTAAGGTCAGCATACTCACATGTAACACGTTTGCCGATATATTTCTCTTTTTGGTTAAGCGCTTCAATCTTCTCATACACTGAGCCAGGGGCTAAAGTCTTAAATTCATTAATTCCTGTACTCAATATTAGAATACCCCATCCTTCACGAGAAGGTATAATATCAATACATTCATACTCAGCATCATGTCTTTGTTTAATTTTAATCAAATCCTTAGAGCGCTTACCAATTTCGTATAACCCTTTGTCAGACCTCATTATGGCTCCTTCAAAGCCTCTATCCCTCATCTCTGCCCAATGACCCATGGTACCAAGCTCTTTGTCATAAGGTACAGTCTCTACTAATCTTAATCGAGCCCCAAAGCTATGTGATATCTCCTCTAGCATTTCAGACCTAGCTCCGAATGTCATGCTATCTCTATTATGAGGTATGATATCATACACATGATACTCTAATAAATCTGTGCTCTTCTGTCTTCTCTTGGCCCAAGAAGAAATAGTCTGTAATGAGGTTCCATGATAATATAACTCTCCATCCAAAGTAAAATCTTCATACCAATTAGCCATTGCATAATTAGCTTCTTCAATGATCTCTGTAATAAGATTGATGGGCTTACCTCGCCGTGAATAGGCTCCGTCGGAACCAATAAGACAACGATGACCATCTAATTTTGGTTGGATCCACATGTCTTTAAAGTTTAAGTTACGGAGGTTCTTAAGCGGAGTTGCTAACATAGGGCTGGCAAGACCTAATTGATTAGTGATTCCTTGCTTGGCCTCTTCAATACTGTGCTTAAAGCCTTGGTCTAATTTGCCTCTGACCCGCGCGTCGAGTCGGAGTTTAACTTGTTGAGCGATGTTCCTACCAGATTGGTTGAGCTCAACTTCTTCTTTAAATACTTGGCCATTGGCGTGTATATATAAAGTATTATCTTCTGAGTGAATAGCCCAATGGTTAATGCCATGAGCTCCTTTCATATATAACTTAGTTTCGTTTTCCATTTAATATCTCCTTGATCCGTTTAAGGGGGGTTTCCCAATCAGTGGCAACAAGAACTTCATGCCGCAGCATTTGAAGTTGCTTAATGAACTTGACTTGGTGTGGTGAAAGCCGAGCTAAGGGAACCTTAAACTCAACAAATATTGTCTTGCCATTTGGCAAAAATACAATTCTATCAGGCGCTCCGCGCGTTCCTCGTATTTCAAACTTATATACGAGTACATCGAGATTAGCGCACTCTTCTACAAACTTCTTTTCTATAGTTTCTTCTGGTCTCATTTCTTACAGTATGCTCCGCCACAATTGGAGTTCCATAGCCGCTTTAATCCTATACGTTTGATCCACTCCTTTTCTAAAGCGACTATCTCGTTCCGTTCTTCTGATTCTGCCATTATGCGAATTGAAAAGGTTTTCGCACCATAGCGGCGTACGGCCTTACCGGCCTTAGTTAATTTCTTCCACTTTATATTCTCTTGGTTCATATGGCTCTTAAACCTCCTATCTATATTATTGGTAATTCCAACATATTGCTTATTACACTCAGTACTTTTGAGAATATATAGATAGAACATCCTTAGCTCCACTCATCCTTAGCTTCTACATTAGGGTCTACTGCTTTTCTCCCATCAGTCTCAGGGGCTAGGGTAACCTTACCAGTAGGTTTGAAGACTTGGTCTTTAATCATTTCCCATTCATCGGGGCTAAGGGTTTTCTCCATTTGAGTTGGAGATTTAAACTTTTGAGTATAGATATCTTCATCACCAACCCCATGTTCTTCAAGGAGTTTATGGACCAAGTCTTGATCTTCCCAAGCTCTAATGCTTCTACCATAAACTAACTTAAACTTAGGTACTTGAGTTCCGCGCTTCATCTCTTCAATAGCATATTCCGTAATTGATTTGATCCATTGCTCAAGAGCTTTACCGTGCTTCATTATATTTGACAGCTGTTCCGGAGTTAGCGAATTAACCTCTAATAAAGACTTGCTAAACTCGTTCTTTGTCTTGGCAAAATCAGCAAATTCGAGTTTAGCGATTTCTAAATTGTGATCTGCATAAGACTTGCAAAAAGGAGAAGCTTCGCACCATTTGCAATTCTCTGCAGAGGGGCCAAAAGGAGGGTACTCTGACTCAGCTGCTTTGACGGCGCTTTGAGCTTCCTTTAAGAATTTGAGTAGTGCAGCTATGGTTATCTTCCACGAACGTATTGGGCCATCAAGGTGCGGAGCTCTAGGTTGTACAATTGTGAGAGTAACTTCAGTCTCTTCTGAATAATGATAGCCATTACGCTTAGCCCAAAAGAGAACTCCTAATGCATATACCATAAGTTGATAATTCTCTTCGACTTCAACTAATACTCCTCTTCCATATTTAAGGTCTATAATTTCAAAGGCTTCTTCTGATACAATGATAGCATCTGCAGTACCGAACATATTTTCTTCGACTTCGAACATAGGTACTTTAGTTTCGATGTACAACTCGCTATCCCAAGTTACTTGGCCACTTACATAGTCAGTGTACTTCTTAATCTCTCTTGCCATAGACTTGTCGACGGTAAACTTATTATACTCCTTGCCTATATAATTGTCTGGCTGGCTTTCATCTTCAAGACATGTAGCTCCAAGTTCATGAGCTGCAGTACCTTCTTCAGCATAGAAACTTGAGCCACCTCTCTTTGGAGCTTCACGTAACATTTTAATAGATGCTGGACAATTGATCCAGCGCTTGCTACCACTGGGTGAGAACTCGCTATGCTCTGCATCTGTCGGTATTGTTGGTTTAGTTAATCTCATAATATCTCCTATAATTTCTGATAGTTAGTTAGTATCTTGCCTTCGGCTTCTAATGGAATGCCATCACCCCATTCAGGTACTTCGCAAATAAGCTCTTCAAAATGCTTAATGTCAGCTTGCTCTTTTGGTATCTCAGCAATGATCTCATCGTATACACTAAAGAGTACTTTATATCCTGCCTTCTTAGCCTGCTGAGCTCCATAATACATAAGGTCTCTAGCGATTGCTTGTATAGCATTCTCTGTAAGCTTACCTCCATAAGTAGTTTCACGTAACCACTTACCATTGATTGACTTCTTATACGATATAGCTCTACGCTTAGCTCCCCAAGGAGTTATGGCTGTTGTGATCTCTACATCTGGGTACATCATAAACCTTTCAGAAGGTAACTTCATTAAGAGGAATGTTACTCCNCTCTTTGTCTTAAAGGTTTTGAAGGCTATCCTTCCTTTGGCTGCATAAGTGATTTGGCCTGTAATTACTGCTTGCATCGACTTACGGTCAAGCTCATTCCATAGGTCTACTACCTCTGGATAATCATTGCGGTAAGACTCAATTGATTGCTGAGCAAGGTCATCTGGCACAGTAACTCCAAAGCGCTCACATGAACCAATAAAGCCTTTCCAGCCTAAGCCGAATCCCGCACCAAGAATAACCTGTTTTCCGGTCCATCTTTGATTGTCAGTTATCCGCCCATAAGGAATGTTATAAATCTTTGAAGCCATATCCTTATATAGGTCAATGCCATCATGGTATTTGCGTAATCCATCCATTGAATGGGCTAACCAAAATACTAGCCGTGCCTCGATTGAGGCATAATCTGCTACTGCTAACACGTGATTATCTGGAGCTTTAATTATTCCTCTAATCGCAGATGAAGCCGCCTTAAGATAAGAAGTATACTTGTCATTAATACATTTGATATCACAACGGCATAAGTCCTTTGTAAGCTCGTCCATTGATTTGTATTTAATGCTTGGCTTTGGAAGGTTATTAAGGTTAAGCAATTTTGATATCGTCCTTCCAGTATGAGCGCCAAAGGATATTATCATACCATATACTTTGTCATCAATTGAGCTATTAATGTATCTATAATACTTGCCAGTCGATGACTTGCCAGAGTGTTGGCGCATTAAGAGTAATTCTTTAGTTACTTCATCGAACTTTCCGTATTTACCGTCTAATATTTCTTGAATAGTATCGGCTGCACAATTAGGTATATCCGCCGACACACATTCATGTACCCATTTCTTAAGCCTTTGCACTTGAGTCATTTTGGTTATTACACCGTGTGTTAATTCCTCAGCACGTTCGGCGAATGAAGCTTGGATGTCAAGCACATTATTGTATATCTTCAGGGCCAATGACTTATCAATTGTTACTCCGTGAAGATTACTTTCAAGGTCTAGCTGTATATCAAGCATCTCTCCTTCTTTAAAGTCAGGTAGATTATGGTATATTTCTCTGCATACACGAGTATCTTGCTTGCAGTATTCCATAAATCGTTCTTTCTCTTTTGGCTTCTTGTTTAAGTCTGCAAAAGGGGGTATGCTAAATAGCTTTATCAATCCCTTACCATCATCAAGCTTTTCAGTTATTTTGAGGGTTTCAGCGCAAGCCTTAAGACCAAGTGGAAGACCTGCTCTGCCTGCCATATGCATCGTATCTAGCCATTGACTAGCGTCAGGTATAGGCCATTTATATCTTGGCACCATTACATATTTGAATATAGCTATTTCGAATAACATGTTATGAGCTATTATTTTATATCCACTATTAATGCAATCAAATAATAGGTTTAAGTGTGGTGAATTAGGGGTGTCTACACAGATAGGTTCTCCATTACCTACTATATATGATACGATTAAAAAGTCGGTAGTTGGGTCAGCTGCATAAGCGAATGCTCCATCATCGATGCTTCTTTTGGATTTAGTTTCAAAGTCTATGAAGACGCATCTTTCTAAATTAGCCATTATATCTCCTTATAATGAAAAACCTACTTATGGTGTTATCCATAAGTAGGTTTAGGGTTAGATTAGAATGATGTGCTTTCGTCAGCTTTAAACTCTGCGAAATCATCTTCTGCTTTCGTCGAACCATCAAGACGTTCAGCATCAGCCCATTTGAGGATATTGTTTAATCCACATCCAACTCCTTTATTACCAGAAGTATCATAGCCATAGAAATTAAGTGAGGCTCTAGCTTCACAGCCAGAGTAGAACTCATCACGCTCGATAATAGGGTTTAGCTGGCGGTCTACAATACCAGGTTGGTTCTTATTACCAGCATTAATGAAGAAAGTGTTAGCCCATTCAGGGCCATCACGCTCTTCATCACCATCTCCCATTGGGCATTTAAGGTTTTTAGGCCATTTAGCCCAATCATCTCCAAACTTTTTAGCTGCTGCATTAGCTATCGCTTGAGCTACAGGCTTTAATTCAGCTAAGTTATTTTTGCTGAATATCATTCCAATCGAATATTTGAGGTCTCCGTTAGGAGTTTCTCTTGGCTCGAATACAAAGGCAAAGGTTGAACGGAATACAGGGGTTTTGACTTTACCAGCTCCATTAGAATCTGGTTTGATCTTAAAAGTCTCAATCATTTTTTTCATACTTATTGACATAATGTTTTCCTTAATAACAATTTAACAAAAAAGTAAATTAAACGAGTTTTTAATTTACTGGGTATATTATAACACATGTTTTATCTTGTGTATACTAATATATTAAATTAACCGATAGTGTCTACCTCCTTTTGTCCAAAGTTCTAATGAAGAGCGATGTGCATATTCATCGCCAAAAAAGAGCCATTCACACGGAGTTGCTAACAATGCCTTTATGCAGTGAGTACAAGGAGAGACCGTTACATAAGCTGCGTAAATCCGTTTCGGATTCTCGCAATGGGCTATTGCATTTATCTCCGCGTGAATGGCGTTACATTTTTCAAGACCCTCTCCTGATTTAAAACCGGCTCCTTCACAAGGGTCATCATAACAGTGAGTCATTCCTTTTGGCACACCATTATAACCAGTAGAAATGAGGTGATTATCTTTATCGACCAAGACACATCCAACTCTACGTCTTGCACAAGTGCTACGTGATTTGGCTACTTGGGCTATTTTCATAAAATAGCTTTCAATTGATGGCCTATTCGGCACATGCTTTAAGCGATTCATAAAGCTGGTCACGGCTTTTGACTTCATCATAGTTGTTGAGGATGAATAAGTTAGACTCCTTCGAAAGTTCTTCTGCATATCTATTAAACTCCAATATATGGCTAGGTGACGAAACATAAAGTTCATCAAATTTATTTTGATAAAAATTATGATGCGTATCAAGGTAAACATCAATGTATGTCATACAGCCTGCAATTATTGACTCATACATTCGTAAAGTGAAATAGTTATCTTCATAGTGTTTATCACCTATGATGACAGTACCTTTAGCTTTTTGCATAGTAGGAATAAATTGCTGATAGCTCACAGCTTTTGTGTATTCTATATTTGGCTTATCTGGCAAATTGCGTATATTGCCAAAGATAAGGTTGCTATGCTGAGGCTCCATAAAATAATGTTTAATTTTTCTGAGTTTATGTGCATTGCGAGTGGCCCCTCCAAAGGCTAAGTCATAAGGTCTATCTGCGAAATTAATACTCTTTTGGTATTTAGATGTTGTAGTGCCAGCTAAAATGGTTTGAGCCCAAGGATAATGTAAGATTCCACTTGGCCTTATATTGTCATCCTTTTTATTAATCTCTTGTCTGACTTTAAGAAGGTCCTGTCCTTGACTAATGTATATTACATTTGAAGGCTCAATAAAGAACTCACTTTCTTTGTACTCTGAGGCCCATTCACGGTTACAAATTGCAGGCCATAATTGCTTAAAGGATAACTGGCCATCTGTCTGTATATAGACAATTGGAGTTAATGTCTTAGCCATTTTGCGATAAAGATTAAGAAGATTCTTATCCTCTACTCCTCCAAAGAAATTAATACTAAAATTGAAAAGCAGTACCAAGTCGAAATCATCAAAGTTCGCTTCCTCAATTTCAGTAAACTTTAATGGTTTAGGTATTACAGTATTGCGAGTCTTATGGGTAACAATAGTAGTGTCAATTATCTTTGGATCAAGTTGTCTTAATGCATAAAGTATATCAGCACAAGCAGCAGATCTATTACTCTTTGAAAAGGTTATATTAGTACCACCTTTACATACTGCTACTTTCATGGTCTGATCCTCCATATTTGGTCTTTTTCAAATGCATCTTCAGTGACATTTCGGCAAGCTAATAAAGACCGTACTACAAATGGCCAATCCCAGAAACAGCGTTCAGGCATCGGTCTATATTCGGGGGTCAAGAAAGGATTGCTAATGAGATCATTCGACATATCATAATGCGAATCATAAATATGAGCGGACACTGCGTGCAAAGTTTGATGGCCTAATTTAATCATCGGATCATGAGTGTCAAGTAGCTTTGCGTTAAGCCTAGTTAAGATGCGTAAAGCCATGATTGTAAAGTTAAACATATCATAAGGGCGGCCAAGAATAAGATCATTTGAGCGCATAAGCACTGATACATTTAGCTCATTATTTCTAATTTGAAATACAAGGCTAACAGTGCAGCGATAATCTTTTGAGTGCACTGGATTAGGAACCCATATTGTCATGACGGCTTGTCGAGTAAATTGATCATTGTAGAGTTGGTTGACCACATATTCGATTTGGCTCATAAACATAGGGCCATAAGCTCCATTAAAGATATGACCATCATCGCTAAACTTTGCAATATGCTTGTTATAAGGTGCGATCTCTTCAGTGAGTAAGGCTCCAGAAGTTATCCAATAAGCTTCAGCAGCCATAAAGATATAACTAAGTTTACGGTTCGGATGGTAACAGACTGGCTCATTCATATCGAACCTAATAGTTTGGTCAGTTATTTCCTTAGTCATTGATCCTCTAACCTTTATATCTTCTCCGTGATCCATTACTTGGTCTATTGATTCAAGCCAAACAGTATTAGCAGTTTGCATATTCAAGCTCCTTTGTAAAATCGTGAGTTATATAAGGTAAGTCAGTCGTGGAATCAAAATCTTGGGCATAGTAGTCATAGACTTTGGACATTTGCTCTGTATCTTTTACATATTCTTCATCAAGCCGTCCTTCCCAGCCAGCTAATACAATTTCTTTTGGTGGTAGGCATCTTATAACTTGGGCATTCAACTCTAAGAATTGTTGCTCAATAGCGTAATATTCAGTGTCAATAACTTTCTCATCTCTAATAATCTCTCCATAGATTTTAGACGAGATATGAGCGCGGTTAAAAATGATGCTTAAATCTCCAAAAGTATGAGTGATTATATCTTTTACTATATTAAGCTGTGACCTATAAGCTTTCATTGCATGAGCTTGAGAAGGATAAGTGCTATTATAAAAGTATATGCACTCCCTATTTTTCATCATCTTTTCGATAAGTGTGTCTTTGCCAGAGTGGTCTGGTCCTTCAAATATCGTAATCATAATAAGCTCCTAATATCTTTTGATGATCTGGTCCTTTCCAGCCTTCTGGTTTGATGACATCCAAAGAAGAACCTCTTTTTGACTGTGATGCATCATTGGCTCTGATCTTACTCATATTTGCTCTCTGTATCTCATCCCAATGAGCTTGTCCGTGTACTCCCATAATATCAAGGGTACCAACCGCTATATAAACCAAGTCTAAAAGCGCATCAATTTGCTCTTCAAGATTTTCTTGAGCGACAGCAATTACGTATTCATCAAGTTCTTCTTGAAGGAAGTTGCGTCTAAACTGCTGAGTGCTTTTATTGAGCAACCCTACGGTTGTTCTTCTTGGCACTCCATATTTTTCGTGGAAATTGTTTAAATCTTCGAATAATGACATATATCTCTCCTGTATTTATTAAATTTAAGGCCCTTTGAAGGGCCACTCGGGATTTCACCGAGCAGCCCTAGCAGGGTCTACTTAGAATGTTTCTTCAGTAGCTTCAGTAGCTTCATCTACTTTTGAATCATCTTTAGGAGCACGAGTAGTAGGCTCGTACTCTTCAATTGAAGCTCCATCGACATCAATAGTGCCATGAGTAAAGTCATAATTGATATCACCCATAGTCAATCCATTGTCCAATGCATTTTGGACTGTAGCCGGAGCAGGATCCGTAAGGTATCCTTGAAAGCGATCAAAGGAAGCTGAACCTTCACGCTTAGGATTCTCTGTAGCATTAATGACGATAGCGGCTTCTTTAGTGATGCCGACTGCTTTTTTCTTTAGTACAACTGCGGACTCTTCTGACATAATATGTCTCCTTATAAGTCAATTAAAATAAAGTGCTTCGTATTAATTTTTTAATACTTGGCTATTATAACATATAGTAATTAAAAAGTAAACCACTATATGACTTGTTAGATTATTTAACCGATACATTGCTTTGATGATTCAATCTATAATTTAACAAATTCTGTAAAAACTCGCTAGACATGGAACCTTTCGATTCAATAGTCTTTATTATCGCTTCGTGTATTGTATTTTCAGCGATTAAACGTATAACGATAATGCTTGAATGTGTTGATCCTTGTCTCTCCATTCTCCTTATAAGTTGGTCGTAAGTATCATAGTTATAAGTAAGAGAATAAAACATAATGGTTCTACCATTCCCATATTGCAAGTTAACTCCGTGGGATATTTTATTCATTTGAGTAATGAGTATTGAAATTTTGTTGGTATTCCATGCCTTTTCAATAAATTGCATTTCACTGCCATCTCCGATGAAAATGGCATTTGGGAAAGCTTCCTTTAATCTTTTCTCATCTTCATTAAAATGATAAGCAATTAAAATAGGCTGCCCTTGTAATTCTTCCACCTTTTCTTTGGCTATTGTCACTAACTCATTATGTAGCGAATGTGTGATGCGCTTATCTTCTCCATCATAAGTATATATGAAGCCATTAGCAATTTGCCAGCATTTCATAAGAGCTGAAGTCCTATTGTCTGCCAAGACAGAAGTGCTTTCTTCATTGTCTAAAATGGCAAATAATTCACGTTCCATATCTTTGTAAGCTTTTCTGGCTATAGGTGGAATTCGAATAGGTATGTCAATAGTGACCCTATTAGGTAAACCGAGCTCGCTATCAATATCAACAAAAGCTGTGATATCACTAAGAAGATGAATGATTTCATTTCGTGCTCCTGGCTTTAAAGCCCAGTTGTAACGTTTATAGTCTGTTGGATAAAAGTATTGATTTTGAAAGGCATAATAAGAAGTACCTAATCTCTTTCCAAGGTCTAGTATATATAATTGAGCCCATAAATCTGCAAAGTGATTTGGAATAGGGTTTCCACATAAAATGTATCTATTCTCAAAAGTCTTAAGTATCTTTTTCAATTCTTTAAAGCGCTTAGATTTAGCACTTTTGAACTTAACTGATTCATCAACTATTAGGGTTTTGAATGCAAAGTGCTTAGTGGATTTAATTTTAGCTACTAACCAAGGTATTCCTTCCGGATTAATGAGATATACTTGAGCTGATTTATGAAAGTTCTCATCTTTTTCTTTACCATGTAAAAGTGAGATTTTAAGGTCATTAGCAAAGTCCCATTTCTTATGCTCATTAAGCCAAGTGGCATATAATATGCTTAAAGGCGCAATGATCAAAGTTCTTTTCCTATGGTGGAAGATGGCCTCTAATGCCATAACAGTCTTTCCCGAGCCGGGAAAAGCAAAGAGGCCATAGTGGTCTTTCTCTTTAAGACTTTGTATCAAAGGTTTTTGATACTTATGAGGCTTAAACTCCATTTAGTACTCCATAAATTCAATGATTTGATCTTCGATGTCTTCTCGAGTATTATCACTTAATTGGCACTCAGCTATGGTGATCTCTCCTATTTGGAGCTCATATTCGAGTTCTACCTGTCCGTAATAGTCATCACTACTTGGACAAGTTATAGCATGACCTTTCCACGGAGGAGTTACTTTGTAAGAGATTAGTTTAATAATCACCGGGACTTCTGTTTCGATTTCTTCAATATAATGTTTCATTTTTTAGCTTCCTTAGTTAGTTCTTGGATTATTTCTTCTCTTCGATACCCGATTTCTCTATTGAATTCCTCAATAAAATCTTCTTTAATAAGTGTATCAACCAATTCGTATATGATCCTATGTACTTCATGAGGCTCAAATTGGATACATTTCTTTTGGGTAAACCGTATAATCTTTTGAAATTTAGTTTCTGCTCTCATTCTTCGCTCTCCTCCATATGTTTCTTCCATCTCCTGATTTATATTCTTTCATCTTTTTCTCCTTATGAGAGTTAAAATTATTGTGAATTTATTTAATTTCACTGGGCTATTATAATATAAAATATTCCCAATGTATACTATTATTAAAATATATCTGAGAGAGGTTACCAATCCGTATCTTCTTCGCTTTCAATCTCAAGATAATTGTATAATCGTATTTCACCGGGTTTGTCTTCTGGGTATTTAGCCAAAAGGAAGTCTTTAATCTCTTTTACTGTTGGTTCAGGATTCTCAATTAAGAATTTTGCGTGGTCTTCTAAGCCATAAACACTTATATATTCTTTCATAGCTTTTAAGGTGCGATAAACTGAAGGGTATATCATAGTAAAAGTTGTAGCATTCGCTTCTAATAGTTTGCTTTTGGTTCTTTTATTAGGATCCATAGCAAGTGAATTAAAAGTGGCACTGAGATTATGCTTATTAAGCCAAACGCCAAGACGTAAATTGCGAAGTTTATTGTTAGTGAGAGTATTAATTTTATTAGAGTGCTCAATTGGGTCAGTGTATACATATCGAAAGGCGACCAAATGATCATATCTATTCGTGATAAAATTCGCTGGATTATTCTGAGCATCAAGTTCTTCCTTTTTTGTTAATGGGTATCGCTCATCCGTATTAGGTAAGATGCCTAAATTCGCTACATAATTCATAATAGTCTGTAATTGCTTGTTATCTGCATTGAGCTCCATACAGACTTCTTTTTGGAAATGCGTTTTGTAATTCCAACTCGTACGCTTAACCTTTCGGTTTATTAAGTCTGTATATAAGACTCTTAAGCCTCTAAGTTCCGCACCTGGATATCCAAATAGAAACTTGACGACTCTGCGTATAGCGATCTCTATTTCAGTTCCCATTCTTGGGTTTGGAGAATAAAGGAGAGTAAGACGCCGATCTTCAAGCATCATAAGCGAATCTGGAAAATGATTTGTAGTGGTAAATATATTGATTGACCTTGCGATCTTAGTCGATTGTACAAATTTCTTGTTTACATGCTGCATCTCTGAAGTACTTATCGCTTTAATCTTATCCCAAGTTTTCATATTTTGAGGTGAATCAGTCAAGTGTATTTCTTCGATTAAAGTCATTTCCTTCATCTCTTCATGTGGAGCCGTGAATGATTCAAAATCAGGGTAAATGCCGACGACGTCAAGGTTAAATAGCGAAGATATAAAAGAAAAGAAGGCTGTCTTTCCAATACCTTGTTTGCCATAGAACGCAACTACGTTATCAATGTTTACATTTGGTTGCTGTAATGGTAAAGCGATGCGATCCAAGAGAAACTCATATTCCTTTGGTTTAGATTCATCTGTGAGTGCTTTACGGAAGACATTATGAAAGAAGTCTAATTCAGTTTGTTCTTCAACTGTTACGGTACTAGGGTCAATAGCAATATCTTTTATGATCCCTAAATTCGCAACTCCATGTTCTAATATGTATTTAGCCCGTGCGCAATTAGGATCAGTCTGCACAACATTGCACGAGTTAGCATAATTGTTAAACTCTGGAGTCGAATAGACTTTCTTCGAATTCTTTAACCCCTCAGGGGTGTATGAGTATTCATTATTAAACTCGTTATACGGAAGTGACTTCCAATAGAGTGAGCACTTATAAAGGAGATCAAACAAAACGCTAAAGCGCGGGTTCGTTCCTAGTTTAAATTGTTCATACTCCTGGGCAAAGGCTTTAGTGAACATTTTATGAGACACTTTTACAGGTACATAGACTGTATCGCTTGTTTTGATAAGCGTTTCACAGAAGGCCCGCCTATTCGTATTGTTAGTTAGCATAAAGCTCTGTTGCATAGAAGTTAGGTGCTCAACTCGAGCTTCATATAATTCCCTGTCTACAAGAGTGAAACCATAGTCATCTAACGGGAATTCCTGCATTACATGATCGAATGAGTTCTCAAATTCTCTTTTGGCATCTCGGATGCGTTCAAATGCACTTTTAGTCGTGGCATCAAATTCCCAATCTTCCAGCTGTTCCGCAAATACGCTATTTTGAAGGATTTTTAATACCTCAGCTCCACGCTCGTAAGATAAGTTATATGTATACAAATCCATAGCACGCTGATAAAGATAGTCATTGCGGTGAGCCTCAAGCTTTTCGATGCCAAAGAGAAATTGATTTACCCCTTTAATTAAATTGTGCTGTGCCGCTTCTACATTCGATATAGAGTCTTCTGTAAGGTCCGCTGTACGGCTACGCATTTCTAGGCGCTTTACTGTCCGTTGGCGCTCAGCCTGTGAGAGGCTAGCCAAGTAAGAAACTAATTTATGCGATAAGCTTTGTGGAGCGATTTCATTTTCGAGTATATAATAAGAGTTATTACTTCGCCGATAAGTACCCGGCCCTTCAAATGTGACATTATAATCTGGTAAGCAGCTCTTAACCTCAATAGGCAAAGTGCGATCTGGTAACTCGATTTCTTTAAAAGCATTTTTCTTTATATCATTTACGAGAATACTAGTTGGTATAGTGTACCATTCCTGAAAGCCTGTCCCAGTAGGTGTTTTCACTGTGAAAGTAGGCTCCAAGTCAAAATAGTCGTGTACTTGGCGCTGAAGCTCTTTAGTATCTATTGGTGGATTCTCAGAACCTTGCTCATGGTCATCATAGTCAAGTATGATATAAGTGGTGTCTTGAGGCGCAGAACGTGGGTCTATTTTGTAATTAGCCCATTCATTTGAGTTGGCGATTTTAAGTCTTGTTTGCTCTGCATTTAATAGGTTATGTTTGTCATGCACTCTATGGTTGTCAGTTCTTGAGCTTCGGTATTTAGCCTCTGAGCCAAGAAGAAACTGCGTTTTCTTTAGTTGATCGAGCGTTGTGTCTTTATTCTGTGCCATTTAGGTGAGGACTCCTTTAAGTGTATAGTATATAGCTAAGAGGGTTGACCCTCCAGCCGTGATTGCAATTGTGATTGCAGCTGCGGTCCATAAAACTGAATTGATCTTGGATAGTAGTAACTTTATTTGATTAGAGGCGTTTGACAATTTTGACTTTAATGACATGAGTAAGTTGTAGCTCCTTTGCTGGTTAGATTTATACTAATTTAATTTAATGAGCTATTATACACCATTTTGGGCCTTGTGTATACAAAACATTAAATTTAACCGACTTAGGTGCTATTGTTATGTTTACTTCTTCGGTAGTCTGTGTTATAATATATATAATAATGAGCTAGATAACCATTTAACCACCGCTATCAACATAAGATATAAGGAGTATTACCCTATGGATACTAAACCTAAAAGCTATTACCAAACAGAAATTCCGATCGAAGATAAGGGCGCGGAGCACTTGACGTTGCTTGCAACAGGCCGTGAGAAGGGAGGTGCGGAGCACTTTAGAAAGTCAGAGTTTAAGAGTATGATTGGATTTGAGAAAATGCTCTTAAGTGATGATGAAGTCCCTGATATCTTAGCCGTTATTTGGCTAGAGCACTTTCCTATTGACGTATACACATCGAGGAAAATAGCCTCAAAGGCTGCGCGTATGCCTAAGGAACATATAAGGTCCGTAGTGTTCCCTTTATATCCGTTAATGACTGATAGCCAAGAAGAATTCTTTGACCTTTTAGTTGCTTTCGGAGCCGGAGTTGGTTTAGACCTCGTTTCGGCTGAGTTGTTTGAGGGGGCTAGAAGCGGAGATCCGAGAGCAGTTAAGATGTATTTAGAGATGCAGAGTTATATAAGTGGACTTGGAGTTGAGAGTGAAGAGATCGGTCCAAAAGGAGGGTTAAGTGTTTCGTTTGATATAACGGGCGCTTTGCCAAGTAAGAAAACTTAGCCCTTGTGTGTAGTGTAGACGAGTATAAGTGTGAATTTATGAAGCGTTTAGCCTTATAAGCTCATTGCAATAATAGTAGTAGATTATTTAGCTGGTTATAATATAATTATACAATAAAATAATGTTTTATCTATATAAAATAATCTACTATCTATCCAGAAATATACTTCTACTCCTATTATCTACTTAACTTAACTCTAAAAAGAATAAATAAGAATAGAGGTATATCAAGTTATAGGAGAACAGAGGCATATTTCGCAGATAAGTTTCTGTTTGGGAGCAAAGGCATATTTCGCAGATAGGTTTCTGTTTGGGGATAGGCCCGACTCGCGGACAGAAAGAAAGCCCGACTCCATTTCAGAGCCGAGCTTTCTGTCTTGGTCAGTGGATCAGTTTACCATTCGAAGACTGCTTGCCATTTATTCCTAGCCTCTGAATATTCGAGTCGGACTGTAATCTCTTCTTCAAAGATGACAGGGAACGGGATCACATCATCACACGGAACTCGGTCCATAATCGCATCGGCGAGAGCTTGTGAGGAATCTTGTGATAAAGGGATTATTTTCTTCTTGGTCATACGTATATCTCCGTCTATGACGCGGGTGTGCGTCGTTATGTGTAAGTACCCCTACCCGGATGGGCAGGGGTAGGTGGGTTACGACTTAGGCTCAGGCTCAGGTGCATTTACCTGGGTACCATCCACATCGTATATCGCGAGTAACCCTTTCTCTTCATCATATCGCAGGTCTGCTCGGGCATACTTCTTATCGGCGAGTTCGAAGTACTCTCCGACTGTCGTAGCCTCTGCATATACCTCATATCGCGACCAGGCCTTGCCTGATGGGCGTTTGGGATTGCTCGCATACTCGATCGCTGTGTCCGAGTCTACCTTCACTGCATTTATCAACATTTCCATTTTCATTCTCCTTGAATGGAATTTCGGAATCACCGGATTGGCTTTTCCTGGGGAGTATTATACAACGTAGGCTTCCAATGTACAATTAAATGTTTTTATATGCGTATAAATTCTATGAATATGGTATTGCAAATCAATAACTTAGGATCAAAAAATAACCGAAAAAAGTTTGCCTCGCCTATGTGCGTGTAGACACAGGTCGTCAGTGGGTCGACGACCTGTGCGTTTGAACATAGCACGCGCACGCGTAATACCTCTTAACTCAGCCCGCGCACGCGTAATACCTCTTGGCTCGGTGGAGAAGAGGTATTACGCGACGGGGGCGGGCGCGTTATTACGCGACGATGCTAGGTTGGGAGAGGTATTGCGCGAACGCACGTGCACGTCATCGTAGGCGCTATACCAGATGGCACGTGGACTTTGGCGGGGCGTATACTGTTGATATATGTACTGCTCGCAATTTAGGGCTCCAGGGCACTGACACATGCAGACTTGCTCAGTTCTAAAATTTAGGGCTCCAGGGCCCCGACACAGGCAGACTTGTTCAGTCCTAAAATTTTTAGGGGGGACTTAGAGGATCACATACAATGTTTCGGCTAAATTAGATTTATTTCATCGAAACTGTGTACACACGGCCGAAGAAGTGTTATAATAGATATTATGGAGAATATAAATTACATGGCATCACCAACGGCTGGCAAGTTCCACCGCGATGATAGCTTTGTACGTGGGCTTATCGGACCTATCGGGTCAGGTAAATCCGTCTCCTGTTGTATAGAAATCTTTAAGCGAGCTTGCGAGCAAAGAACTCACACTGACGGAGTCCGCTATTCTCGTTGGGTTATTGTGCGTAACACTTATCGTGAGCTCGTTGATACAACTATGCAAACTTGGTTTGACTGGTTCCCTAAGGGGCTAGGCAAATGGCGTGCTGCTGATATGAAGCACACAATAGAATTTTCTCTTGGCGATGAGAGTGTCGTGCACTTAGAGATTCTGTTCCGAGCACTTGACAGACCGGATGATGTAAAGAAGCTTCTCTCTTTAGAGTTAACTGGCGGATGGATTAACGAAGCTAGAGAAATTCCAAAACCGATTCTCGACATGCTCATCGGCCGTGTAGGTCGATACCCATCTAAAAGGTATGGTGGTGCTTCTTGGTACGGCGTAATCAACGATACCAATCCACCTGACACGGATCATTGGTGGTACCGTATGTTTGAAGAGCAACAGCCAGAAGGATGGAAGGATTTTCACCAGCCCTCAGGAGTCAGCCCTGAAGCCGAGAATGTCGAGAATCTTCCTGAACACTACTATAAGCGCCTTTCTTCTGGTAAGGACCAAGAGTGGATCAACGTATATGTTCATGGCAAGTATGGTTTCGTACAGGACGGCAAGGTTATATATGCAGAGTACAACGATCAGCTCCACTGTGTTCATGATTTAGGGCTCTCCGAGAAGACTAATAAGGTNATTATCGGTGTTGACTTTGGCCTCACTCCTGCAGCAGTGATCGCACAGATAGCTTCAGACGGCCAAGTACAGATTATAGACGAGATCGTAACTGAAGACATGGGAGCCGTCCGCTTCGGTAGGCGCATTAAGGAACTGATCATAAGCAATTATGACAATCTCCCTATGGAAGGATATGGCGACCCAGCAGGGGAACAAAGAAGCCAAGTTGATGAGCGGACTCCTTTCTTTGTATTAGAAGCTCAGGGTGTCTTCCTACGACCTGGGCCAACGAATGACTTTACGATTCGCAGGGAATCAGTAGCTAAATTGTTGACTACTCTAACTCTGCTTGGTCGCCCCCAATTAGTAATAAGCCCAAAATGCAGAATGCTCAGAAAAGCTATGGCCGGCGGTTACAAGTATCGCCGTATTAATGTATCTGGTTCAGACAAATTCGCTGAAAAGCCAGACAAGAATATGTATAGTCATGTGGCTGAAGCTCTCCAATACTTGTGTACTGGATTAGGACATGGATATGAATTGCTTAAAAGAGCTGAAGATGAGGTTCCTAGAATGCATCAGGCTCAGGATCACAACTATGACCCTCTCGCGAGAGCTGCATGATTACCTATCAGACAATGGATTATGCAGATATTCCAGCGGTAATCTCTCTTGGTTCTCTGATGCACCAAGAGTCTAGATACTCTCAATGGCCATATGACGAAGATTACTGTTCGGATATAGCTGATAGAGTTATTAATGAACCAGACAACTTCTATAGCAATATAGCTAAAGAAAATAATGAGATACTCGGCATGATGTTTGGGATGAGGACTCGTCCTCCATTTTGCAAAGCTGATATAGCTACAGACTTATTGCTATATGTACACCCAGAAAAGCGCAATGGTTCTATGGCAGTACGCTTAATTAAAGGGTATGAGCGTTGGGCTAGATACCAAAATCTTTCAGGGATTCAGATTGGAGTAACAACCAATATCAATCCCGAAAGAACAGCTAAATTTTATAACAGACTGGGATACTCCTATTCCGGNTACTTAATGACAAAGGATTAAATTATGTGTTTTGGATCAAGTTCCCCAGCCCCAACTCCACCTCCACCCCCACCACCTAAGCGTACTGATCCTGAGGTTAAAGAGGCCTCAGCTCGAGAAAAGAAACGTCTGTCTGCCCGCAAAGGTCGGTCAAGTACTATGCTAACCGGTGGGTTAGGTATAACCGATGATGCTCCAGTAGCTAAGAAGACTCTGCTTGGGTCATAAAAGATGAGTGTTTCCAAATACATAATTCAGCGATTTGGTGATCTCTCAGGAGCTAGAGGAACTTGGGAAAGTCACTGGCAAGAAGCAGCTGAATTGACTTTCCCTAATCACCCTACCTTTACAGGTGAGGAATCTTCAGGTTCGAAGAAAGGATTAAAAGTCTATGATTCTACAGCGATTCACGCTGCTGAGATTTTAGCCGCTGGGCTACATGGAACACTCACTAACCCTGCTTCAGAGTGGTTCACGTTGCGCTTTGAAGATGAGAAACTAAATGATTCACGTGAGTCTTCTCTTTGGCTTAAAGGCGCTGAGAAGATTATGCGTAACGAGATACAGAATTCAAAATCTGCTTTCTCAACTCACATCCATGAAATGTATCTAGAGTTTGCCTCTTTTGGTACTGGAATCCTATTTACTGGCGAACAGAGTGATAAAGATGGGGTCTTATTTAAGTCAATCCCTCTCTCAGAGGCGTATATTGCGGAGAACAAAGATGGCAAAATTGACACGCTATACCGGACCATTAATATGTCTGTCCGTCAAATCATTCANAAATTTGGTGAGAATGCTTCTGACAAAACTAAAAAGCTTTTTTCTGAAGGTAAAGTCGATCAGCTAATCCAGGTACTTCATGCTGTCGAGCCAAGAACAAAACCATTTAAGAAAAATGAAACTCTTCCTTTCGTTTCAGTCTATGTAGAAAAACCTACTAAACATGTTCTTAGTGAAGGAGGTTTTAGCCAATTCCCTTATTCAGTGCCTAGATTCTATAAGGCATCTGGTGAAGTATACGGTAGAGGACCAGCAATCACTGCCCTACCAGATATTAAGATGCTGAATGAAATGATGAAGACCACGATTAAGGCAGCTCAGAAAATCGTTGATCCTCCTCTTCAAGCTCCAGATGATGGGTTCCTTGGTCCTATCCGCACAGTACCAGGTGGAATAAACTATTTCCGCCGAGGTAATACTGACCGTATTGAGCCTTTAATGACTAACGCGAACATTCCTATCTCACTTGAGATGATGGAAGAATTGCGCAACCGTATTCGAGCTATCTTCTTTATTGACCAACTTCAGTTAGCACGTGGTCCTGAAATGACAGCCACTGAAGTTATGCAACGCACTGAAGAGAGAATGAGACTTATGGGTCCTATTCTTGGACGTATGCAAGAAGAAGCTCTTGATACAGTGATTAGTAGAGTATTCGAGGTTCTTGAAGTTCAAGGTAAGTTCCCTGAAGCTCCAGAATCTGTTAAGCAAGCAGATTATAGTGTTGAATATGTAAGCCCAATTGCACGAGCTCAGAAGCAGCTTGAAGCTAATAGCTTACAGCGGGTTATGGAAATTATGACTCCATTTGTTTCAATGACTCCTGAATTAATTCATCGCTTTGATGCTGATGAGATTCTTAAGGGAATATCTGAAATGTTTGGTCTTCGACCATCATTCCTTAAGTCTAATGAAGCGGTTGAAGAATCCCGTCAAGTTGCTAATGAACAACAGCAACAAACCCAAAATGTCGAGATGTTACGGACAGGCTCTGAAGCTGGTGTAAATCTCGCAAGAATTCAGGAGATGCGTAGTGGATCATAAAGTTGCGGATCAATTGAAGATGGATTTGAACTTAACGTTCAATTCCGAACATGGACGTAGAGTCTTAAATGCTCTTATGGAATTCGGTCATTTGCTTGAGCCCCCTGCGATTAGCAAAGACCCCATTGAGATGGCATTTAAGTCTGGACGTCGTGATGTCCTTATGTTTATTCTATATCATATGGACGTAAAAGCTGAGAATTTCCCAGCTATAATATTAAACTCGCTCATCAACGAAAACACGGCACATTAGGAGTAGATTATGGAAACACCAGAATGGATGCAATCATTACCAGAAGAGATGCAAAGCAATGAATCTCTAACTAAATTCTCAGACATTGAATCATTAGCTGGTTCATATGTTAATGCTGAGAAAATGATTGGTAAAGATACGATCACAATCCCAACAACTGAGGATGAATGGTCATCGGCTTACAATAGATTAGGCCGCCCTGAAGAGGCTAGTGGTTATGAATTAAAAACCCCTGAAGGTCTTCCTGAAGGTGTTAACCTTGATGAAACTATGATAAATGAATTTAAGTCTAAAGCTCATGAAGCTGGACTTAATCAAAGCCAAATTGAGGCTCTTAACTCATGGTATTGGGAGCATACTTCAAAGTCTTATGAGGCTTTGAATGACGGAGCTACCACAGCTCAGGAACAGTCCGTAACGGATCTCAAGAAGGACTGGGGAGAACGCTATGATGTTAACCTTACAATGGCAACTCGCGCAGTAGAACAATTCGGTGGAGATGATTTTGTAAATTATCTCGAAGAAACAGGTTTAGGTAACAATCCTCAGATGGTACGCTTTATGCATAATGTCGCTAAAGCCAATTTAGAAGAGGGAAATATTGAAGGCCAAGGGAATGACAATAGTCGTTCTATGGATCCTTCGCAGATTAGAGAGCAGATCAATGATGTTATGTCACAGGCTGCTTACACGAATAACCAAGACCCTAATCATGGGGTCTTAGTTAACAAGGTGCAAAAGCTCTTTGAGCGGATGCACTCAGCATAAGGGAATAGGATAACCAAATGGCCCTTGAAACTTATAGGAGTCCGTATCAAGCGGGTAACTCTTTTGCTATTTACTTTAATAACACTTTACTGGAGAAAATATAATGAGTGTTGAGATTACTACGGCTTTTGTCGAACAGTATTCTGCCAATATCCAACTGCTATCACAGCAGAAAGGGTCCCGCTTGAGTGGATTAGTCCGCAATGAAAGTGTAACTGGCAAGAATGCATTTTTTGAGCAGATCGGAGCAGTTTCTGCTGCAATACGAACTTCTCGTCATTCTGATACACCACGCATGGATACACCACATTCACGCCGCCGTGTATCTTTGGTTGATTATGATTGGGCTGACCTAATCGATAATGAAGATAAAGTACGGATGCTGATTGATCCTACTTCATCTTATGCAGCTTCTGCAGCTTTCGCTATGGGACGCTCTAAGGATGATGCAATTATCGAGGCAGCAACTGGAGCAGCTTATACAGGCACAACTGGTGGAACTTCTACATCTCTACCTTCTAGCCAAAAAATAGCTGTTTCTGGTACTGATGGATTGACTCTCGCTAAATTGCTAGCAGCTAAAGAGATTCTTGACAGCAACGAAGCTGATCCTGATATGCAACGTAATATTGCTGTAACGGCTAAACAGGTTACTGACCTTCTTAATACTACTGAGATTAAGAATGCAGANTANAACTCTGTTAAAGCTCTTGCACAAGGTCAAATCAATACCTTTATGGGATTCAACTTTGTACGCACTCAGCGTTTAGGTACTGACACTAATGGTGACCGCCAAGTTATCTGTTGGGTACAGGATGGCATTCTTTTAGCAATTGGTAAGGACGCAACATCTAAGATTTCTGAGATGCCTACCAAGAACTATTCAACCCAGGTCTTTTATTCTCAAACCATTGGCGCTACGCGAATGGAAGAGGAAAAAGTCGTCGAAATCGCTTGTTCTGAATAAGGAGAACTATTATGTCTAGTGTAAAAGGAACAAACATGACCAATATCACTGCAACACCTCAGGTGAATGCAGATGCTACTCAGGTTCATGGTCGTATGCGAGTATGGTATGACACTTATGAAGCTTCTTCTTTGGCTTCTGGTAGTGATATTACTATTGCTCGTCTTCCTAAGGGTGCTACTGTCTACAGTGTAGATGTGATGCACGATGCTTTAGGATCTGGTGCAACCCTTTCTGTTGGAGACTCTGGTAGTGCTACTCGCTATATTGGAGCAACAAATGCCGTTTCAGCCGGTCAGCTAACTCTTTCATCAGATGGTAATATCGCTGGTTTTGGATATCAGAATAGTTCTGAGACTGATGTGTTAATTACTACTGGTGGCGGTACAGCTACTGGTACGATCGCATGTGCAGTAACCTATACTGTTGATTAAGTCCTCCTAAGGGATAGGGGTGGAACAATTAAAACTGTTCCACCCTGAATTTAAGGAATAAATAATGGCAAGTGAAGTTCAGATTTGTAATGTGGCTCTTTCTAAGTTAGGTGAAAGTCCAATCATCGCCTTAACGGAAGATTCTAAAGCTGGGCGAGCCTGCAATCTAATCTATACAGATACTAGAGACAATTTATTACGTGCACATCCTTGGAATTTCGCAGTCCGTCGTGCTTCATTGGCTCGGCTAACAACAATTCCAGCTTATGGATTCGCATATGAATACCAGCTTCCAACGGGATGCTTAAAAGTTCTAAGCATGGATCCAGAAGGAGATGATATTAAATTTAAAGTTGAAGGTCGCAAAGTCTTAACTGATGAAGCTCCAGCCAATCTTCTTTATATTATACGAGTTACTGACTCAACACAATTTGACACTTTATTTACCGAAGTTCTTTCTGCTAAGTTGTCTGCTGAACTCGCAGTCACTTTAACAGACAGTATTAATTTGGCAGACTTTCTTCATCAGAAGTATGAAAATGCTTTATCTGAGGCTAGAGGAATGGATGCTCAAGAAGGTACCCCCGATAATATTATTGCTGATACTTGGATTGCATCTAGACTATAATGCCTATTCAAACTCCAATCCTCAATAACTTTACTGCTGGAGAATTAACTCCTCTCCTTGATGGACGAGTCGATTTTAATAAATACTCAAATGGATGTTTGCAACTCGAGAATTTCAAAGTGATGCCACAAGGCGGAGTTACTCGGCGTGGTGGAACTCAGTATATAAATGAAATTAAGGATCATGCTAAAACATCGAGGTTAATTCCATTTGAGTTTAGCGTCACACAAGCTTATATTCTTGAGTTTGGCGAGAATTACATTAGGATATTTAAGGATTTAGGGCGAATTGAAAGTGGTGGCTCACCAGTAGAGATCACAACTACCTACACTGAAGCTGAGCTGCCTGATATTCAATTTGTACAGTCTGCAGATATTCTCTACTTGGTACATAAAGATCATGCTCCAGCGAAACTT